AGCAGTTCGGGACGCTTCTCGTTGACCTGGTAGAGGCCGCCAGCCGACACCGGGCCACCGATCGCGCGGCCACCAAGACCGGAGATGAATGCGCCAAGAATGTCAGTGCCCCCACCAGATCCGCCGCCAGTCGAGCCGCCGAGCACACCGCTCAGAAGGTTCGCCAGCGGGCCGGTGATCGACTGCTTGATCGCCATCCGGGCAACGTCGGCCATGATCGAGTTCACCAGCGACTTGAAGTCCAGTTTCCCGGTCGTCACAAACTCGACCAGCGCATCCTCGATGCCCTTGAAGGCATTCGAGAACACCTGCTCTGTCTGCGCGGCGATGTTCTGCGACTCGTCGTAGTAGTTCTGCAGGGCCTCGGTCGCGCCGTTCGTCCAGTCGGCCTGGAGCTCGTCGAGCTTCTTGTACTTGGCCTGATAGATGGCTATCTCGGCCGCCTGCGAACTCCGCAGAAGGGCGAGTTCGCGCTGGTAGTCTTCTTCGCGGCCAGCAAACTTGCCGTTGCGGTTGTCGCGCTGAAGCGCCTGCTCCTGCGCGGCGAACTTCTCCTCGATCTGGCTGATCGACGCCTGACGATCGCGCGCCTTCTGGCCTTTGCCGACGCCGCCGATCTCGGCCTGGGCGGCGCGGCTCACGACTTCGAGATAGGACTTCGCCGCGGCCTCGGCGTCCTTGTAGGCGCGCTCGATGTCGCCGAGAGCATCCTTTTCCTTGATCGACAGGATTTCGAGGTTCGCAGTCGCGTTCTCGCGCAGCTTGTTCAGCTTCGCCTGCGCGTCGGCGATCTTCCGGTCGTTGTTGATCTTGTCCTTGCCGGTCAGGACTTCGGCCTGCAGGCGTTCGATTTCCTTCTGAGCCGCCGCCTCTTGGACGCGGTCGTTCTCTAGGATGAACTCGCGCTTCTTGGCGTAGTACTCGGATTCGCTGATCAAGCTGGCCGAGCGCTTCGCCTCAAGGATCTTTTCGCTGTTGCCGATGGTGTTCGACAGCGCGTCCTGCGCCTTGCGGATCTCGTCAAGGTCGAAGGCGAGTTGCGCCTTGGCCTCTTGGGCTGCGCTGTTGTCGACCTTGGGCTTGCCGCCTCCAGTTGGTCTATCCTGATTGAGTTGATCGCGACTGAGCCGCGGCTTGTTGGTGCGCGAGCCGGAGTCGTCATAGTCTCCGCTCGCATCGCGCGCGACCGTCTGCCCTGCGCCCGTGCCGATCGCCATGACCTTGGCTTGGAACTTGTCGAGTTCCGCGCGCGCGAGCTTCGCGTCTTCCTTGACGGCGTCGCTGATTGCCGACCAGCCTTGAAAGTTCAGGTTTCTGAGTGAGGCAACCTGCGCCGCAATAGCGCCGATCTCCTGACCGATCATCTTGAACGTGAACACCACATCGCTACCGACGATGGCGAACGTCTGGAAGATGACTACGAGGCCGTTGAGCGCGCCCTTGACGATCGCAGTCGCTGTACTTGTTCCGTCCTGCTCTTTGCTGATGCTCTTGAACAGGTCCGCAATGTCGTTCAGGATCGGAATCGCGTTGACTGCGGCGACCTGCAGGAACTGATGGAACTGCGACTTGAGACGAGCGCTGGCATCCGAATAGTCGTCGGCGGCCTTTGCCTGCTCCTCCGTCACGTATGCGGCGTTCCGCCCCTCGGTGGCGTACTCCTTGAGGAAGCCCAAGAGATCGGCGCCGCTCTTGCCGAAAAGTGCTACCGCGTAGGCGGTCTTTTCAGAGCCATCGGCGAACCCATCCATCGCCTGAGCGACTGATTCGAGCTGCTCGACGGGGGATTGCGACTTGAACTTTTCGAAGTCCAGGCCGAGGCCCTTGATTGCTGACCCGACGAGCTTGGATTCGTCGTCCGTCTTGGACAGGGCCGCCGTTAGCTTGACAGACGCGCTCGCGATGGTGTCGAGCGAAGTGCCCGAAACATCTGAGGCAGTCTTCAGCGAAGAAATGTTGACGGCGGTGTCGCCGATCTTCTCGGCCAGGTCTTGGTACTTGCCGACCTGCTCGATCAGGGCGATCGTGCCGGCCGCGCCCGCAACAGCCGCAGCCGTGGCAGCAGCAGCCAGCGTCAGAAAGCCGGTCCGTAGCCGCTCGCCGATCACGACGCCCTTCTCATAGGCCTCGCTCATCTTCAGCGCATTGCTGGCCGCGCCCAGTTGGGCCTCGGATGCGCCGCGCAGGGCCAGCTTGTAGAGCTCGATCTCGCGCGTCGACTTGCCGTTGGTCGCCGCAGCGGTCTGAAGGCTCTTGACGTAGTTGTCGATCGATTTCGACGCGCGCGCGGAGGCCGTCCCGACCGAGTCGGAAACGTCCTTGCCGAAGCTCTTGATTGACTTCTTGGCGTCGTCGATTCCGGCCTTCAGCTTGGTAGCGTCGGCGGACACCTCGATCACACCTTTACCTATAACGTCCGTCATTTGCTGGCTTTCTGTGTTGCTCGGATCGTCGTCAAGGCGGCGTCTTCCATCGTTCGGATGTCGTCAAAAACTTGAGCCCACTCGCGGCGGGGAACCTGCGTCATGCGCAGGACTTCGGGCAATGCGCCGTAGTCCAGCCCGGTAGGCCCGGCCATGCCGGTGCGCCACTGGGTAGACATCGCAACGAAGGAGTTGAAGGACAGGAGGTTGTCCGGCCATATCGGTGTCGGAGGGTTTGCCTCCTCAATCGTCAGACCGTATTCGTCCGCCTCCGCCTGCGTCGCGTCTTTCGTGTACAGCGCCCTCGCCGCGGCTTTCAGTTTTTTGCGCGGTTCTGAACCAGTTGGTCGATGTATGCCTTGTAGGTAGCCAAGGCGACGCCGATGTGGTTCTCTAGCAGAAGCTCGACGTTCTCCCGGTTGAACTCGTCCGCCAGTTCCCAGCCGACGACCATCTCAAGGAAGGCGTCGACGTCGGTTCGATCGGCACGCGAGGTCAGGAACTCGTCGAGCCCGCTTTTCGTGCGGTGCTTGAAGGTGAGCGACACATCGACCGTGTCGCCGCCAGCTTGCGGAAAACCGACCTTCGCGGTGAAGGTCGGGTTCGCCTTGAGGCTGAACTTCGGCATTACGAGGCGTACCGCGTGGCCGTCTTGAACGAGATGGAGCCTTCGACGGCCATCACTTCGTCCTGCGTGGTGCTCGGGGTTTCATCCACGGTCACGTAGCCGTTGTAGTAGATGAACGAGCCGCCAGGCAGCGAGAACTTGACCACGCGCTGCACACGGTCTTCGTTGGCCTTCGCCATTTCGATGTAGCCCGGCAGGGTCGGGTCGTCGCCGATCGTCAGCTTCAGGCCCTTGGCCGACTTCTTCGTGGGGATGCGCGTCTCGAAGTCGTCCTCCAGGAACTGGTAGGTCGTGTACTGCTGCTCTCCGCCTTCGGTCGCGGTGCCGAGAATCTGCGGGATCTGCACGAAGGTGCTGGCCTTCTTGCAGGTGCCGACGCCACTGCCGGCCGGGTAGGTCGTGGTGTTCGAGGTGTCGATGCCTTCGAGGTTGAAGGTGTTCGCGGTGACGCCCGAGACGCGCACGGGGCGATCGCTCAGACGGTTCCAGCCCGACGTCGGGACAACGACGTCACCGTTCGCGAGGCCGTGAGCGGTGGACGTGGCAACGGCCGGGTTCGCGTTGGTGATCGCGGTGATCGTCAACGCAGAGCCATAGACGGTAGCGATGGCAAAGGTGCCACCATTCGGCAGACGGACGGACATGATGAGCCCTTTCTTGAGGCGAAAAAAAACCGCCTCGGAGGCGGTCGGTTGCGGATGCCCGGGAAAGGGCGAGGGAAAACTATGCGGAGAACCAGACGCTGAAGTCCTGGCGCGAGCCGTACAACTTCAGTTCGTCTTCGTAGCCAGAGACGGCGCCGCCTTGGGTGGTCGCGCGCAGCGTGGTCGACAGGCGCAGGGCGTCTTCGACTTGTCGAATCAGTGTGGAAGCGTCTGACCGCGTGGACGCCCAGACGTTGATCTGGAAGCGACCGTTCCGCTGGTCAGGGATTCCGCTCAGAAAGTTGATGGCGTTACCGCCGACTTGCTGGTATGTGATGTATGGCAGCGTCGCGCCAAGCGGAGCCACGTCGGGGTATGCGCGGCTGGAAACCAGGGGGCCGAGCACGCCGAACAGATCGCTTTCGACGCTCATGGTTTGGCCGCCATCTTTTGAGCCATGCGTGCCTTGCCGGCGGCGATGGCTTCATGGACCTTCGAGAACGCCGGCCGAAGAAATGGGTGCGCGGCCGCCCGCGACGTGCCGAACTCGACCATGTAGCCGTAGGGCGCGTCCGAGTGGTTCCAGCTGATGCGGTAGGTCTTCGTCGTCAGCGTGGACTTTTCGGGCGAGTACGCGCGATAGATCGACTTCTTCAGGTTTCCAGGCATGAACAGATAGCGCGCCCCGGTGCTCTTGTGGTTGGTTCCGTAGAAGTAGTGCGCCTCTGCCGACACCGGGCAGCGGGTTTGCGCTTCCTCGTACATCACTTTCGCCATCGCGGCGGCGCCAGACATGACAACCCGGTCCTGAATGTCTGCGGCGAACTTCGACAGGTCGCCATCGAGGTCGCCGACAAACTTGGAGTCGAGGAAGTTAGCCATTGTTTGCCCCTTGCTCGCACGCGAGATCGAGGAATCGCTTGCCAGTTGAGTCCGGCAAGACGGCGTTGATGTCGTAGTAGTAGGTCGTGCCTTCGGCTATCCGCATGCCAGCGTTCACGCCGGCCCGGTAGCGGATTCGAATGCTGCAGCGCGCCACCGACACCGAGGCGTCAGCCTTCACGACCTCGAGGCCGTTCACGAAACGAATGTCGGCCCAGATCGACGCGACGTCGGCCCAAACCATCGTCGGCTGACCGATCGCGTCTTGGCCTGCGACCAGGCTTTGCAGCTTGACCGGATGCCGAAGCTGACCAGCCTTCATAGCAGCCACGTCCGGTAGCGGTCGAGCAGGTAGTCCGTGAACTCGTTTCGCTCGATGGCCTGGCCGATGGTCCAGGCTTCGCGGTTCTCGTACAGCGCGCCGACGCGCAGC